GTCAACACCACGCAGTCTTATCTGCGGATAAACCGGATGATTGTCCGGTCTGCGGGGTCTGGAGAGGCAAACGCAGGGAACATCTATGCGGGCACCGGCACTGTCACCACGGGCGTACCAGCAAACATTTATGCAATTATCAATGGGGACGGCTCAAACCAGACCCTGATGTCGCTATGGACTGTACCGGCGGGCTATACAGCCTATCTTATGCAGTATGATGTTTCTAACGGAACAACATCAAACACGCCAGCAGTATGCAAGTTGTCGCTAGTTGCAAGGCCGCTTGGCGAGGTATTTCAGGTCAAGGATGTGAAATCACTCACCACGGGGATGCACATTGAAAACACTTTGATTGTTCCGGTTAAATTTGCGGAAAAGACGGATATTGAGGCGCGGGCGATTTCTTCTTCGGCAAGTGTAACTTTTGATATATCCGCCTCTTTTGAGATTATTTATATCAAGAATGGGAGTGAACTTGCCTAATGGCTACAACTAAAAACGTAACACGGTCTCCATCCGGTCGATTGTCTTACCGAGGGGAAACGTTTTCTGGTTACAACAAACCGAAACGAACTCCTGGGAAAAACAAAAAATTTGCGGTTTTAGCCAAAAAAGGTAGCGAAGTTAAGATTGTTAGGTTTGGTGACCCGAACATGACAATTAAAAAGAATATTCCTGGACGTCGGGCAAATTTTAGAGCGCGACATAACTGTGACACGGCCAAAGATAAATTTACGGCACGTTACTGGAGTTGTAAGAAGTGGTAGATGTTGACGTTCATGATGTAGATAAGCGTTTGAGTAACGTTGAAGTAACGTTAAACCGCTTAGAAAACAATCATTTATCTCATATTGAGAAAAAAATCGACAAGCTGGATAACCGCTTGTGGATGTTGATTATGGTTGTGACCGTTGAGTTAGTTGGAATAATTGGAATTTTATTGAAATGAGTCGCGTAAGAACTGGGACAATCGTGCCTGCTTCTAAGTGCGGCGTCATTAAGATGGCTAAAGGCGGAGAAGCAAAAAAGAAAAAAGGTAATAAAATATGCCCAGAAGGCATTGCTTGGGCAAAACGCACTTTTGATACCTATCCCAGTGCTTATGCCAATTTAGCAGCCTCTAAATACTGTAAAGACCCTAATTACGCAAAGAAGTCGAAGAGAAAGAAGCGTGGGTGATTTAAAGAAGTGGGTTGACCAGGACTGGGTCAGGATAGACAGCTCTGGCAACATCGCCGGGAAATGCGGCACGTCTAAGAATAAAAAGAATCCTGATCGGTGCCTGCCAAGATCAAAGGCAGAAAGCCTGTCCAAGAAAGAACGTGCAGCCACTGCTCGTAAAAAGAAACGAGAGGGCAAAAAGGGTAAACAGGTTGTTTCTAACACCAAGAAAGCCAAAGTTCGCAACTTAAACATGGGTGGCGAAGTAAGTCGTGGGTGTGGGGCAATCATGTCTAACCGTAAAAAAAGAACACGGTATGCATGAATTCTTTGTTGACGACGAAAAAAAGATTTACAATGAAATTAGAGAGTGGTCAAAAACACTCTTAGAAGAAAACAACCCAGATTTCAATGGGTTACCCGCTTGTCCATATGCCAAAGCGGCTTGGGCAGCGCAACGGGTTTCGGTTATTTTTAAACGCGATCCCGCGAATTATCATGACTTGTGGTCAGTCATATCTACCTGGGACGACAAGGTGGATTTGGTAATCATCGTGGACCTAGCGTTTCCCGAAGACTCGGAAGCCTTCCACGAATACCTTGATGACATCAATCAAGCCATATCTGACGGTATGTTTATAGACCGGGACATTTGGGTTATGGGATTTCACCCAGACCAGGAGCCCAATGAGCTTGTAGACAATGGCTCTTTTGAGCCAGTAACCGCAGAAGAATATGCGATGATATTCATTCAGCGCCTTAGCAAGCTGGAGGAATCAGCGGATAAGATACGAAAATTAGGTTACTATGAGCGTTATTTTGACGCATATGACGTCGAAAACATGTACAAGGTTCGTCACGAATTTTATAGGAGATTGATAAGTGGATAAATCTAGAGTTAATTTAGGGATGGGTGCCTCGAAGAGAAAATCTTCTAAAAAAGTTGGCGCATCGATTATAGGTGCCTTTCGTGAAAAAGATGAATTTAATCCTATGCTTGCCGCTGATGGCGGTCCCGCTAAAAAGCCCAAAAAGATGAGGGGCGGTGGAAATGTGGGTGGCCCACTAAAAAGGTAAATAATGGCTGTTTCAGGTTCTAAAAATTTTGAGTTAGACGTCACCGAGTACATCGAGGAGGCGTTCGAGCGTTGCGGCAAAGAGGTTCGTACAGGTTACGACATTAAGACCGCTAAACGCTCTATGAACCTGTTGTTTGCTGATTGGGCAAACAGGGGGCTTAACTCCTGGACGATAGAGCAGTCCACACAGGCTCTGGTTGCTGGAACGGCAGAATATACGCTTGGGTCCGATACCATAGACATTTTGTCTGCTGTGATTCGCCGCTCTGACGTGGACTACAGCATTGAGCGCCTTAGTCGTGATGACTACCTTGCGGTGCCGAATAAGACGACCCAGGGCAGGCCCTCTCAGTGGTTCCTGGACCGTCAGATTGCTCCTGTGTTGAAGCTCTGGCCTGTTCCTGAGAACAGCACAGATGTGGTGGTGTTTGACCGTCTCGTCCGAATGGATGACGCGGATACCGCCCAGAACACGGTAGAGATGCCGTTTAGGTTTTACCCTTGTTTGGCTGCCGGGTTGGCTTATTACATAGCCATCAAGAAGGCCCCGGACAGGGTACAGTTATTGAAAGCTGTGTACGAAGAGGAGATGGAGCGGGCCATCAGTATGGACCGTGACCGGGCCTCTTTTAACATTGTGCCAAGCTTGGCGTATTCGCAGAACTTGTAATGGCTAAATTTGCTGTTGGTAAAAATGCCTATGGCATCTCAGACAGAAGCGGGTTTCGTTACAAGCTGAACGAGATGAAGCGGGAGTGGAATGGCCTGCTGGTGGGTAAAGACGAGTGGGAGCCCAAACAGCCCCAGTTGGAACCCCGCAGGAGCATTACAGACCCGCAGGCTTTGCGTAATCCTCGACCGGATCGCGTAGAGCCTATGAACGTTTATGTAGGTCTGCCTACTCCGCAGGCCCCGAATTTACGGCCTGTAACCGGATTTGGTCAGGTTGGTAGTGTGACAGTGGTGATTTCATGAGTTTTACTTATGACGAGTTAAAAACGGCGATACAAGACTACACTCAGAATTCTGAGACCAGTTTTGTAAATAACCTGCCTGTTTTTATTCGCGTGGCGGAAGAGCGTATCTTAAAGAACGTTCAGCTTACGCTTTTTCGTAAGAATGCCAGCGGAACCACCACAGCAAGTAACCAGTATTTAGCGGCACCTAGTGATTTTTTGGCTCCGTTTTCTTTATCGTTTACCACGGGTGGGGATAAAACGTTTTTAGACTACAAAGACGTTAACTTTGTGCAAACCTACAACCCAGATCCAACGGACACAGGCGCACCAAGGTATTACGCTTTTTTTGACGACTCCAACTTTTTGCTCGGACCCACGCCCGATGCAAATTACGACGTGGAGTTGCACTACTTTTATCGCCCAACAAGTTTGACTGCGGGGGCAGGAAGCGGAACTACCTGGCTAAGTGAAAACGCTGAAATAGCCTTGTTGTATGGGTCTTTGATAGAGGCGTACACCTACATGAAGGGTGAGCCGGACATGATGCAAGAATATGAAAAGCGGTTTGCCGAGGCAATCATAGCTATGAAGAACTTTGGTGAGGCAAAAGAAGTCACCGACGCATACCGAACAGGTTTGGTTATTAGGGATAAGACATGATTCAAGGCGTACAAACAACTTTTGATAATGGTTTTAAGGTAGATGTTCATACCACCAGTAATCGTGGTTGGACGCCAGAGGAGCTGGCAGATCGTGCTTTGGAGAAACTACTGCATGTCAGTAAAGACGCTGACGAGCAGGTCAAAGCACAGGCTCTGGTATTCAAA